CCGTGCGTTTCTCTCCTGCCATCTTAGCCAACATGGGACCACCACATTTAGCGCACACTTGAGTATTGCACTTGACTCCTACGCCAACCGTGACCTCAGTTTTACACGTTGAACAGACACAAGCATGGTCGCCATGCGGGTGTACTGCCTCTTTTGATTTTGCCATAATGACCTCCGGGTTATAATTACTTCTTTAACATCACCGGGGCTAACGAACACCTACAGTTAGGATGTTGAGGTGGAGCCATTACCCCGCTGCTGAATGATTGCTCTCGCGGTATCGCCCCATCAGCTTCATTCCCCATACAAGGTTCACTAACGCGGTCATCACCTGCGGTTAGCCATTCTTTACCGGTAATCTCCATCTCCCTCATCTTGTCGAGTTGTGCTTGACTGAGGGCGTTAGATGTTTCGGTTCGGGCTATCATTTCAGCCCTTGATGCTAGTGTTCGTCCTTTAATCTCTGATTTAGCACCCCTGGCCATCCAGTCAAACTTGTGCCGGATATCGCTTTTAATGCCGGGTATGCCCCGTTTGTTTTTAATGCCGTCTGATATGACCTTGGATATCTGCTTCCGGGTAGTTTCATTTAAGCCATCAACCAGTTTAGCTTTACTGATATGACTCTTGGCGTAAGCAATCGCCTCATCTATCGGCGGTCCTTCAAACTGTATCGGTATGCCCATCTTGGTAGTACCGTAAGTCATCATCTCAACAGCGCCTTGGATATAGGCAGTGGTAGCGCTATCAATCAATACTTTGCTCAGGTCTTTAGTAAAGAACCTCAATAACGGCTCTATCACATCATCCGCCTCAGACTCAGCACTTTCCTTGACGTTGCGTGTATATACTTTGTCTATACTGGAATAAGGGTAGGCAGTAGCTAAAGCCCGGAAATACTTACTTAGTTTTATTCTTAGCGCGCCTTCTAGTTTTTGGCTTTGGGGGCTGTTGATGTCCGCCGGCATTCCCGCTTCCAGTAAGTCGATTATCTCCGTTAGCTCCTGTATTACTGTCATTAGCTTTCACCTTACTTGAGTTAATAATCGCACTAGCAATATCCATTGTCTCATCAATAGTCTTACCTTTTATTGGCACTGGGATTATGAGAGAGTGAGGGTATTCGCTATTACTGTCATCTTCTACCTCGTCTTTGGGCTTCATTGCCCAGCCCTGGCATCCTTTTTCGCCACAATCACAAGGCTCAGCAACTAATCCCATTTCATGTAATTCGTCTATTGTCAAATGAGACTTCGCAGCATAGCTTAGTTCAAACGCTTCCTTGGTCAAGAATTTACTGTCATCAGCATTTACCTCACGCTGGTCATCAAATTTCCATACATAGTGATTGGGTTTCCCGCAGGGACACATTCTGTCCTCAATAGGTATGTTTTCAAATTCCTCTTGACTTTGAATGATTACGTCATGGCCACATGGCATATCGATGACATAAGGGAAAGTCAGTTTCTCAGCGGCTTCTTTCTTGCACTCTGCCCACATAGTATCGATATCTTTATCAGTGTTTGTTTGAGTTCCTTTCCCCATAATCCTGAAGTAGATACCGATAATTCTTCCCTCTAAATAAGCGCTTACTCGCCCTATTAACCCCGCATCTTTGTCAATCTCTTTACGGGCTTCTAACACTAATTCCTCAAACTCGCCAGCTTTGCCAAGGGCAGTATCCACCTTCTTAGCCAATGTTTTAGTTGAAGACATTGAGTCCTCTCCTGTACCATTACAAGTCTCGCAATCAACCCGTAGCAGGCCGCCCCGGTATTCCTTGAACCCTGTACCATTGCATTCAGTACACTTACTCATTTTGTCGCTCTCCTTATTGACTCCCTTTTTCTATGACCGGTGAATATACTGATAAACCATCTGCCATTATCTCTATATAGACCTTTGGGATATCACCCAATGGGCAACTAGGGGAAGATGTTTCGTAATAGTCATACCTATTTTGTGGGTCATAAGTACAAGTTTCGCACTTAACCCCACGGCTGACACGATCGGTGTGAGGGCAAATAGGCTTGTGGGTTATACAATCAACGTTTGAATCATTAGTAGTTTCGCTGTCGGTACAATCTATCAACTTACTGCCCCACATTAACCCTTAATTGGTACACTAAACCTTTATTGATTAACCTATACTATATTAGAGAGCCGCCAATCTTGCCGTTTTTCCTGATAACATCTCTTAATTCCCTTAATACCTTAATCGTTGCCACCTCCCTATTGGCGGTTGCCTCCTCTGGTGTATCACCAGGCTGTTGACCTGGCACTGGTTCCTCATCAGGCATCTTGTCTAAGGCCTCTAATACGGCCGCTGGGTCGTTTATCCCCATGGTTAATAGGGCAATCTGTTTTACATCTTCAGACCGTTTAAATTCAGGCAAAGCACCCAAGATGGCTACAATAGCCTGAGCCGCCAGCAGTACGTCCTCAGGGGCTATTGCTGGGAAGTCCATATCAACGTATTGTTTGTCAGGTGCAATCCCCGCCTGAGTTAATATGACAGTGTTAATCGCTTTATAAATACCCATCCACAACGCCTGATAAGACTGGAACATCTTTAGCATGGGTAACTCAACCGTCTTAGCCGTAGCTAAATTACCAGTACTTATATCACCGAAATATTGTTCAGGGATACCTACGGCAGCGCATATCTGTAACCGTACCATCCGGGCATCATCGTAAGCACCCTTTGCACCTGTGTCGGCTTTGATGGGTGTAGTATCTGAGCCGAGGTTCTCTAATAGGGTAGACCCGGCCTTGATTTCTTTATCATTCGTCTTGGCTTTAATGGCATCGACTCTAGCCTGGCCGCCGAGGGTTTTGTTCTTCCAGGCGAACCTAGCCAGTGCCAACATGATAGCGATACGAGAAGCCAGGAACCGTCTATACTGGACTATCCAATCAAGCGCCGGGAGTAATAACGGGTTGCCTCTCTGGTCAGATGAATTGAATAGAGCGTGGAGAACGAGTGCTTCTTGTGTCTTTTGTACATTTGCCCCGGCTGAATCTACCGCCCCCTCATCTTTGGGGTTAGAAATATCTTGGTAAATGTCCTGATGTCCTTTGCCGGACGGGTCTGACCATGACCTTTTGTAATATTTAACGTCATCTTTATCATCTGTGTTAGTTATAATCTCGGTAATCTCTAATGGGTCGATGAAGCGAATCTTCGACTTACCTTCAGCGCCAAGGAATATAGCAAAGAAAACCTCACCATCAACTAACGCTTTATTGCTGGACTTGCGTTGCCCTGTAGGGGAAAGGACTTTAGCGTTAGCCGGGTTGTCCCAAAACGCCTTCAAGACCTTAGTAGCACCTTCATCATCGCAGCTCCATGTCATACCTGTGCCGAATGTATAATCAGTCCATAATCTAATGGCTTGCTTACCTAGCGGATCCTTGGTTGAATAGAGCCGGGACAGTTTAAGGTTAGCTATCCTATTCTGTGCCGGTATAACTTCGCTTGTGGTCTGGCTCATGTTCAGCCAGCCAGCGTCTTCCAATGCTAAATCAGCCTCTACTCCGGCCGTTGCTTCCATCAGGATAGATTCGAGCTCTCCGCCTGGGGCGTACTGAGCCACCTTATCAGCTTTCTTCATAACTTTACCTTTTATAAGTCCTATTTCCTAGCGTTGGTTGCATTTGGGGTAGGGGAAGAAACGCTGGTGGCGCGCCTAGATGCTTTAAAAGGAGCGTTCTTTCCAGCGTTTCTTCCCCTACCCCAAAGATGGTTCCCCGAGTAAAAAAGAGCGGAAGTCGCGTAGCCATGGAAGCACGGTTAACTCACCACCCAAACCCACTATTATAGGGGCAAAATACTTATTTTATCTCAACCTCAAAAAACTCAGGTTCTAATGATGCAAATTGAGCGTATTCCCTAATATCAAAGATATTTATAGGAACAAAAAACCCAGCTTCAGTTAGTTGTGATATGGTTATTTTGGAAGGTTTGGCTCTAACTAAAATTTTACACGTTTCATCCTCAAATTCCTCGATGTGGGTTTTGATATATGAGGGATTTCTACCTGCCAGTTTCTTTTCTTTCCTGTCTTGTAATTCCTTTAGTGTCCTAACTATCTGCCAAATATTACCATCGTGTGCTTTCTCGATTTCATCTCTGGCGATTTCCCTTGCTTTACCTTCTGTTATCTCTGTCATTATTTACTACCTTTTATAAGTCCATGTTTACTTCGCGCATGGCATCATAGATCACTACTTCTTCTTCCTGCTCAGGTTCTAACCTCAGGAAATTGAGTGCCTGAGTGAAACTGTCAACCTGATCATCGTGTTTGGCATTGGGGAAGGCCGACATTTCATCAGTAAAGTCAATCAACCATGGGGCTGATTTGAGTAAGAATACTTTGCCAGCTTCTACCGTTGGCGTACAAGCATTAGCCCTAGCCACCTTATTAGCGTCCACCTTAATGGGCAATAGAGGTATTTTAGTATCGCGCTGTAACTCTTGTATCAATGATTGCCCGGAGGCTTTGTCCTCTATTAAGACTATATTTGGTTTATCCCTGTCATATAACGCCTTGGCAGCTATCTTTAATTCTGGAAACTGTACCTTATCCCGCCATACATTAAGCAGGTAGTAGCCCTCATTGGTCACTCCCCAGGTGGTACAAACAGAAAAATCGTTCTGGTCTTTGTCCTTGAAAGCTGTATCCCAGCTCTGTAATATCATATTGAATTGGGGTCGCTCGGTAAAGAACCGCCACCATTTACGCTTGAACAGTTCGCCCTCTGCCATGGTGGGGTTGCCTTGATAGAGGCTTTCAAATGCCCTACTGCCGCGCCCTGGCTCGTTAGGATCATCAGCCTGTCCAGCCCGTAGCCTTTCAAGCACACTAATGGGGTATCGTTCAGGCCATAGTGCTTTTCCGTCATTGATAGCAGGGAAATGTAACGCTTCCCACTGGTCGGCTTTTTTATCCTTAGAAGATAGGGTTAGCAGCCTACCGACCAAATCATCCTCATGCCAGCGGGTATTATGGCTTACCAGTCCATTGGCGATAAAATTTCCCGTTCGTTCAACCTGTATGTCGAACACAACCTCACTGCCGACTTCCAGGATTTCCTCAATGATGTCACTCCCTATTTTGAAGGTATTCAGCGGCGAGTAGTAGGGTTTCACTTGTCTTTCCGTATCCAACCAGGAGGTTGCAGTCATTACAGAGCAACCCTCTGATTTTCCCTGTGACATGGTCGTGGTCAACGCACAACTGCCCGCCCCAATGGGCCCTAACGTTCTTGCCAGGTGGATGACCGCAGATAGCGCACCTACTATCTTGCTGAACAACGAGCGCATCGTATTGGTCAGCATCGATGCCATATCTGTAGCGCATCCGGGAAGTGCGGCGCGACTTGGGATTGACTGATGGTGATCTGTGCCCACTAGCCCAAAGTGCTTTGCTGTAGTGAGGCATGCAATACCCTTTACACTTTGCAGGTTTTCCACACCCTGGTTCTGAGCAAAGTACGCCGCGCCACTTTCCCCAGTAGTCACCATGCGGTTGGGGGTCGCGCTTACTATTTTGTCCCCGACCTTCAGATTTTTGGTCTTTATCCATTCTAAATTACCTCCGCGATCAACAAGAAATGGGTGTCTTTTATTGGCTTTGGATACTCTACCTGATTTCATTCTAATTGTAAGGATGTTATCCAATCCCTGATTTTTCCAGTTCTTGACTACGGAGGTCGTTAGTTTTCCATTTTCATAGGTAGCTACAGTATCGCCCATGCGCACTTCTGACAGTGGCTTGCTTGTACCATCTCCCATGGTCACAGCAGTGTCACCGGTCATGCACATAACTATAATAATGGCGGCATCGGGCTGCACTCTGGTCTGGAAAACGGTAGTGTACCAGCTCCAGACTCTTTCACGGTAGACTTGGCTTGTTGCTTCTTCCTCATCCTTAACCGGGTCATCTATAATCCCGAGGTTAAAACCACGGCCTGTTAAACCACCACCGATGCCTACTGCATAATATGAACCGCGTTGCCTAGTCCCCCATTCATGGGCTGCCTGCCGTTCCGGTACAACCAATTCCTGACCAGCCCTCTCAGGGCGATAGAAAATATCAGGAAATAGTTTACCCATTGCAGGAGATATAAATATGTCCCTGGCCCGCCGTGAATGCGTTAAAGCAATAGATTCAGCATATCCCGCCTGGACTATATAATCTTTAGGGTGCTTTGCCAGATACCAGCATGGAAACCGTAGGCTTACCAACTCAGACTTACCATGGCGAGGGGGCATAACTACTATCAGTCTCTTTAATTCGCCCCTCTCGACCCGTTCTAGTGCGTCTGACAGGGCTTTAATATGGGCTGGTGTCTCATAAGTTGGTAAAGTATATTGACAGAAGTCTAGTAGGCTAGTCCGTGCTTTCCGCCTTTTCAGATATTCGGTCGCGGCTTCCTCTTGTGATAATGTCGATAAGTTGCTCATCCGTTAAGTCACTAGCTTCCAAATTAAGATTAACGTGCTTCTCAGGTGCATACGATCCATCCATCTTATTTAACTCTTTAATTGCCTCAATAGGACTAATTAGTTCAACCTTAGTAAGAATGACCGCCATTTCTGGACTAGGAGGATCGTCTTTGCTTTTAGGAGCGCCCCCCGTTGCAAATGGCATAGTGGTTGAATCAACCCGTTTAAGGGCTGCGGTGTTTAAGGTTTCTTCGCCTATATCGTGATACCAAGTACCATCGGCACCGCAAGTCATGAAGTCAGTCATCCGAGCGCGGGTAATTTCTGTTAAGACCTTTTGCCGTTCTTCAAAACTAGCTACGTCAGGCAACCGGGCTTCTTCCCTTAATTCCTTTAACCTTGTCTTTATCTTGTCATTCTTGAGTAATGCACAAGCATGGCGGTCTATCGTTGCGGATGACTGATTACTGGAGTAACCAGCCTGTAAATAGGCATCGTGCTGAGACATACCATTAAAGAGATTAATAACAAGTCTTTCCTGTTTTTGTGTTAGCTTACGTTCTGCCATATTTTATCTCTTAATTGCAGGTCTCCCCGTAAAGGTCTTTTACTGCCTCAACGGGGGAGACCATATAGAAAAGACCCGCACCTGTTACAGTACGGGCCTTAGCTAACTTGTATAACTCTATCCTTCCTTTAGTGTAAACCCTTTAAGCATACAATGTCAAGCCAGATTATAGGGTATCAATTCTTTTGCCGCTGGGGTATCCTGCTCTCGGTACATTTGACCGCAAACAAGGCATTGATACCCGGCCACCGTCTTACTGAAATTGCCGGATGGTGCTGCGCTTTTGAAAGTTATCTCCTGCATCGGCGCTGGGTGGCCGCATTTCGGGCAGTCCTTAATATAGCCCAGCCGGGTACTGTTGATTCTGTCTTGCAGGTTGACGAGTGCTGCCTCGATATCTTTCATGGCTGTGGACTGTTGATTAACGGCCTGCCTCATTTGGCCATAAGCGTTCTCAGATGCTACCGCCGTATCTAGCGCATCTTTAGCCAAATCCCTTGCATCTTGATCCTTCATGTTGTCCTCCTTATTAAATCTGGTATTTCTCCAATGTTAACCTTTTTGGCAAGTCTCTCACCACAGTTAGGGCAGAAGTTCCAGTTGTTTTCTAGCTCTACCTTGCACACCGGACACTCTACCGTATTATCCTGAGTAAATAATCGACTTGCCCGGCCAAACTTCATTTTAACCTCCTTCCAGTATACTTAATATTCTCCAGATTTCAAAACTATTGCTAACAACCATGACCACAATGAATACCACCATCACGATTAACACTGCAAGACCACTTTCGCTCATTCTTTATACCTCCTTTGGTAATCCCTGACATTATCCTTTTCAGTTTCGACCAGTTTATCCAGTGCCAACTTAGCGCGCTCCTTAACTACTTCATCAGTGAGATTGAGACACTTCCCTAGCCACTCAGCCGACTCTTGGTAGGAGTATAGGCTTTTGACTAACATACCATCAAGACCCATTTTGCATAGCCTATTTTCAAGGTGACCTAATATAGAGCGTTCATTCTCCCATTGCGCTTTGTACAGTTTGTTGCTTCTATGTACTTTCTCCCCGGGCTTCCGCTTAGTCTTGACTCCGACATAACCTGAACTCTTTGAAGACGGCACCCAGTCCAATCCATAAGCCCGGATAAACGGCAGCCAGGACAGTAACCATTTGACCTGTCGATATGTCCACTTAAACGAACTGGCGCCATACCATTCTTCTTTCATACACCTAACTCCATAACTTCCTGGGAACATCTTTTAGCGGCTATCTCACAATACTTTCCCCCTATCTCTATACCGATACAATGACGGTTTAACTTCTTGGCACAGTAAGCCGTTGTCCCACTACCTAGAAATGGGTCTAGGATTAAACTGGATTGCTCTGCATAGCCTTGTATAAGTTTACCTATTAACTCCACTGGTTTCTGTGTAGGGTGTTGCTTTGATTCGGTTTCCCCTTTACGAGTAAATCCATCCCATTGACATTTTATTGTCCTAGCTGGCTTATCATAACTTGTCCATATAAGTTCCACATCGCCATAAGTCCGCTCTGCAAAGTGAACTTTATCCCACACCAACCAACCCCTACTTATTGGCAATTTAAAATAATTACCACCAAAGATTATAAGGTTATCTGCTTTGGTAAATAGAAATTCTAAATCCCAAACTTCGTTGTCGCCAATCACCGGATCATATTGCTTTGTGGACATCCCCATATAACCACGCTTTTTAACAATATTTATCCCATACGGCGGGGCAGTCAGCACCAAGTCCACCTTCGGCAAGTCAGGCAGTATCTCCCTGCAATCACCGTGATATATTTGGACATATTTATCTTGATAGTATGGTTTCAAACTACTCTCCGCTGATGCTCCGGTGGCCGGCGCATTTCCTTATCAATTTGTTCAAGGCTTAAATCGTAAGGCGCGGAAGGTCGGACCTCTACCGGCTTCTCACCAATCATTACATCCAGCCGGGTGCGGTAAAGTTTCCACTGGAGGTTAATCAACTTGATTTTATCCTCGTCCTTTAATAATTCCCAAAATGTAGGCATTATAATCCTTCCTTACTTGTGTCCATGTTCAGCCCTTATCCTCGTCATTTTCTCCAGGTTGCATGACTCACCAAGTTTGATACATTCTCCCTTAACCCAGTACATACACGGCATCTTTGTCCTTACATCGTGGTTTGGGGGCAGGTTATCAGTCCTAGCCCACATACTACAGACCTCCCTTTCTGGACACAGCTTCATTTCTACTCCTATTCTTAATTAAAAATCCTAGCACAACACTATTGGTTGCTAAGTTAATTGATTGTGCTATTGTGAATACATCGCTCTTGATATAGATGGCGTGGATTAGATAACACGTTAAGGCGCACACTAGAAATACATACGTTTGCAGCGAAATACCTGCCACGCTGCGGGTTTTAATTATCTTGATAATTTGCGGGATTGGTACTAGAATACCGAAAGCCAGCCCAATCCAACCTATCCAATATCCAATCATAGTTTGAACATATCCTTTACCTGCCGGAGTAGAATTTCTATATCGTCAACATCCCCTTGGTGTCTTATTATAGCCGTATGGTAAAACTCCCTATAAGTGTCTACCATAATCTCTCCCTCTGTATCGTGTGGAAACCTGTCTTCTGCGTTCTGAATGACGTGTTCGCACTCGTCTTGATTTGTTATGTGGCGCGTTTTCTCGTCATTCAAGAAGGCCAAGAAGGCCCTCGCCTCAGTTGTGTTCATTGTTTCTATTTTGACTTTATGATTCGGGTTAAACTCCATTACAATAAACCTCCCATATCAGCCCAAACTTCAGGCAGAACGTCTATCAGTTCATACTCCGGGTTATCGTCTGCACTATCCAGGTAAAGCGGTGAACTGCCTATATAGCCATTTTTATTGTGCCACTGGCTAAGTAGCTGGTAGGGTCTTGATGATGCCTGTAAAGCGTTAGCCGAAAACTCGTTAGTCCCTATCACTGAGCCATTTATAAGCTGAAACCCGGTAGCTATATCCTGCATCAGCCCTCGATGGAAGTGGAATATAAACATACAATCGAATTGCTTATCTATCATCTGTAACATTTCCCGGAACCTTGCCCGCGCTCTGTCGATTCCATAATACGGAATCCCTGCCCAAGATTTAATGCCGTCACCGTGCAGCATCAGGACGCGGGTATTTTCTACTGTGAAAATATGGAACGGCGCTTTTGGGATGTGGAACGTGACATTGTGTAAATCCCGGCATAGAATAGCCTGTAGCTGATAACAGAGATAATCCCAATTATGATACCGATGTTTATTCGCTGGCTTCTGTGTTAACCTTCCGTGATTCCCCGGTTCACAATCAATGTCAATCTGTTCAAACTGGCTTGCAAGTTGTCCTATTCCCTGTGATATTAAAACTGCGGTTCGGATAGTCAGGTTCATCATTATATCAGCGTTGGTAATCGACAACTCTTCGTGGATATTACCACTCACCATGTCGCCACCTTCTGCAATCCTGAGCTTTGGGATATATAAACTAGTGCGCCGGAGTTCTATAATCTCAAGGACTTTGGCAAACAACATCCCAAGTCTACGGTTAGATATCTGCATATTGTAGTGACCTAACCCCATAGTTTCCTCGCGACTAACAACCTCTCCATTATGCAAATCGCTAAGGTGTAAGCAGTCCGTCTCTGATCCCTTTTCCTTAAACGTCTTTAATTTAACTTTGGGAGCCTTCACTGTGATTGGTGGAATTGTCTTAGCCAGACTCGCCAGAGTATCAGCTATAATCTGCTGTGATGCTAAGTCCTTGATAACATGACTATACAACTTTTTATAGTGATTAGTGTCTGTGTTGGCTTTGTTAAGAGCAAGATCACCCTCAATGGTTTCTTCCGTTGTAATGGGGGCCGGTTCTGCTTTTGGATGCTTTACTACCTTAACCCCATAAACTCCCCGCATTTTCCGCCCAAGTGATGCTACGTTCTTGACCCCGGCTAGGTCAACCAGTGATTCACGCTCCCCTGCCTGATACCTCTCAATCAGTTCTTCTTTGCTGATTTGTATTTCACTCAACTTGTTGTCTCCTTTAACCTATGCTTATATTATACCATATTATCGCCGGGTATATTCAGGCTCTAATCGCTTCTGAACATTCATCCCATGAGGGATAAATACCATCTGGTATTTGATGGGTGCATTGTGTTTGTCGAGGTAAACGATCCTCCAGCAATTCCTGCACTGCATACCGTCTTCATGCTCGATGAATAACGACCTGCCACACTTCGGGCAAATCATTCCGGTAGTTCTCCTATTCCCAATTCTTTGAGTTTGGCTTCCAAATCCCCCTTGTTTATTGCAATTTTGGCGAATAAGTTTGAGTGCCAGTATGAGTTCTGTTCTTGGGAATTATTTTTCAACCACTCCACTACTTCCCTTATCCCTGACTTACGCCCATCTTCCCAACTCCGATGCAATTCCTTGCGAGAAGCATTACTTCTAATCTCTCTATCTGTCATTAGTAGCCTCCTTACCTTTTAGCCAAGTCAGAACTAATGGTAGATACGAATATCTGCCTTATTCTTTCCTGGCATTCCATTTCATCAATCCAGCGAGTATAGCGGACTAGAACCCTATGGCAATTTATGATTAACGGTGAGTACCCGTGCTGATAAAGCCATCGGAATCTTGCCCGTTCTCTTGTTTTAACCTTATCTACAATCTCTCTATCATTCATTAGTAGCCTCCTTACCTTTATTCTCTTAATCCCTACACCGCACAATGTTTTTAGTTTGAAAAAACAATCGTAGCAAAGACCCCCATCAAACTCTTGTATGCTACCCCATTGCTGATTTCCACAATGGTAGGTTAATAGCGTTGTTGATTCTTTCCCACATATATCACAGTACAATTTCTGCATCTTCTCTATTCCTCCACCAGTTTCTTACCTAGAACCCAGCCAGCCTGTTTCATGTTCGCTTCTGACTCACGGTATATTCTATCCATTTCACCTGTGTAGTGTTTCTCTGCCATTAGTTCTCTTGGAGTGGTCGCATCCCCATCAGGAATTACTACTAGGGGGTTGATTCTCTCAATGATCCCACTGGCTATCTTAAAGGCTTCGGGACACGGTGCCCCCCAATATTGCTCGTCTTTACAACCAGCTATATCAAAGCGGTATTTAGTACATAGTGGGCAAACTCCTTCCGCAATAGTTTTTCTTATCTCATCCCTCTTATCGTTCATCTGATTTCTCCAAATATTTCTTAACCTTAATAATCCTACGTTTAGCTGTACCTCTATGATTATTCATAGCACGTTGTATCTTTC